CCGTTGAAATACGGAAGTTCAGAAGTTGATCCTGATCCCGTAGTAGCTTTGCTCAAGCTGCGAAACGAAGTTTATGCGCTGAACAGAAACACAATTGAGGTATTTGACAACGTTGGCGGTGAGTTGTTCCCGTTCGCAAGGATTGATGGCGCACAGCTACAAAAGGGCGTTGTCGGGACGCAGGCTTGTTGCGTCTTTATTGAGCGTATAGCATTTCTTGGAAGTGGGCGAAATGAAGCTCCATCCATTTATGTAGGCGCAGCCGCAACCACGCAAAAGGTGAGCACGCAAGAAATCGACAATATCCTGCTTCAATACAGCGAAGCGCAATTGTCTCTGGTTAAGCTGGAGGCGAGAAACGACAAGAACCACCAGCATCTCTACGTTCATTTGCCAGACCAGACGCTGGTTTATGACGCAGCCGCATCAGAGGCTTTGCAAACGCCGGTCTGGTTTACCTTGGTTAGCACCCTAAATGGTCTTGCTCAATACCTTGCGAGAAACTTGGTGTGGGTCTACGACAAATGGACGGTGGGAGATCCGCAATCGAGCAATATCGGGTATCTGGTGCAGGATACAGGCCACCACTGGGGCCAGCAAGTTCGATGGGAGTTTGGGACGCTGATTGTCTACAACGAGAGCAACGGGGCGATATTTAACGAACTTGAGCTTGTCAGTCTGACGGGTAGCATTGCGCTTGGCAAGAATCCACAAATTAGCACTAGCTACAGCGTTGATGGGCAGACCTATTCGCAAGAAAAGTTTATCTCTGTCGGCACGATTGGCAACCGCAAAAAGCGTCTTACATGGTTTCAGCAAGGCCATATGCGAAACTGGCGTATCCAGCGTTTCCGTGGCGACAGTGATGCTCACGTATCCTATGTGCGGCTCGAAGCGCAGATTGAAGCACTGGCGTACTGATGGCAACCGCACCTGTTTCTCGCAGGCTAAACCTAACCCGTGACCAGCTTGCGGAGTTCCTGACTGACCAACAGCAAATCAGACAGTTCGAGCTTCTGTTTTCCACTGTTGACCAACTGCAAGTTATTGTCGGGACTGATTTCGAGTTTCAGGCAGACACCGCCGCGGCGACTGCAAATGAAGCGTTATCGCAAATCAGTGTGCTGGCACAATCACTGGAATTACTTGCGTTGGCTCCTGTGCGTAACAATATTGAGTTGGCGCATGATGTGGTTGGCATCTTGCCGTATGCAAACCAAACCCCAAGGGTGCGATCTAATCAGGTGCTGACATGGCTTTCGATGTAATCACCCCCGTTAAATTTGGTCAAGCCGCTATCACTACCGGCGTGACTACGCTGTACACAGTACCGGCCAGCACACGCGCTTTGGTCAAAGAATTCAGCATCGCCAATACAACGGCGGCAGCTATCAACGTTCGTGTGTTTTTCGTGCCATCAGCAGGATCGGCAGGGACTGGGAATGCTTTTCTCTACGATGTTCCTGTACCCGCTAACAACGCTTTGCAATACAACGGAATTGAAGTTCTGAACGCAGGCGACACAATACAGATTCAGGCGGTATCAACAGGCTTGACCATCATCGCTAGCGGCGGCGAAGCCACATAAGGGGTAGATATGACCGTAACAATTAAGGTGCTGATTCCAGCAAAGCAGGCTGAAAACACGCAGACCACGCAGTACACCGCGACCAACTGCAAGACGATCATTGACAAGTTTACTGCGACAAATACAACGGCAGGCAACGTAGCGATCAGCGTCAATCTGGTTACCAGTGGCGGCAGTGCAGGCGTGACCAATTTGATTGTGGATGCGAGAAGCCTTGCTCCTGACGAGACCTACACGTTCCCCGAGCTTGTGGGACAGGCACTAGATCCGAGCGGGTTTATTTCAACTCTCGCTAGTGCTGCGACATCTCTGACCATCCGAGCCAACGGGCGCGAAATAACTTAAGGAGCAGAAATGAAAGACTTTATGATGATTCCCAGAGGCTTTACTGGCTTGCCGATGGACGATGAATTCATCACCAACGCAGAAAACAAGAAGAACTACGCCATCGCGGTCCAAGATTGGAACTACGGCCCAGAAGTGCCGACCAACGAGCCAGGCGCAAACAAAGAGTTTTACGTTGGGCTGGCCAAGGCTATGCAGTGCGACGAGAAAGACGCAAGGCGCAAACACTGTTCGAACTGCGAATACTACGACAACAGTTTTATGACCCAAGTCAGGATTGAGCGTATCCCGCTTGCCACTTACGACAAGGGCGCAGGGTTCAGGGGTCACTGCGAGAAGCTGAACTTTATCTGCAACGATATGCGGGTTTGTCAAGCGTGGGAAGATCGTGAATCGGACATGGATTGACGAAATGCCAGAATTTGCGAAAATCAATCCGCTGAGGAAAATGCTACCAGCGGCATCCAATAAATATTGAGGTGTTTTTATGGGTTTACTTAGCACGCTAGGCGGCATTGCTGGAAATTTCTTCTTGCCAGGCATTGGCGGTGTAATCGGCGCTGGTTTGGGTGGAGCAATCGAAGGCGGCGAATCAGTCGGAGAAGCCTCCCAAACACAGCAACAAGCAGCACAAGCCGGAATTGACGAGCAGCGCCGCCAGTTTGATGAAATCACAAAACTCCTATCGCCATACACCCAGGCTGGTACTGGGGCATTAACACAGCAACAAGCGTTAATTGGTCTGGGTGCGCCAGGGTCACAGCAAGAGGCCATCACTGCTTTGCAGGGCAGTCCACAATTTCAAGCCTTGCAGCAGCAGGGCGAAAACGCTATTCTGCAAAACGCATCAGCTACTGGTGGTCTGCGTGGTGGCAATGTTCAGGGTGCGTTAGCGCAATTCAGGCCAGCTTTGTTGTCCAGCCTAATCAACCAGCAATATGAACGTCTTGGAGGACTTACGAGTATTGGTCAAACATCAGCAGCCCGACAAGGTACATTTGGACAGCAAACAGGGGCAAACATTTCTACTTTGTTAGGCCAGCAGGGGCAAGCCGCAGCAGGAGGAATACTTGGCCAGCAAGGCGCACTCACTGGAGGCATCAACAAGGCATTTGGTGCGCTGCAAGGGGCCGGAGGGCTCGGTGGGCTGTTTGGCAGTAGAGGTGGTGGATTCCAAGGCGGTGGACAAATCAACCCGATTTCAGGCGAATATTTGGGCTCACTGGAGTTTTAATATATGCAACCAATTAATTATCTAACACAAGTTGCAGACCCATTTGCTCAGTCTTTGCAAGGTTTCCAGCTTGGCTCAGGCATAGTCGAGACTCAACAAAAGCAAGTGCTTGCAGAGCAACAGAGACAGCAAAGGCAAGCAACCTTCGAGCAACAACAACAACAGCAACAACTTGCAGCACAGGAACAGGCGCGTTTTTTTGCAAAGCCAAACCCGACCATGCGCGATGCTTTGCAGTTTGCAGCAGTGCTACCAAAAGACCGCGCCGATGCTTTGCGTCCGTACATTGAGAACTTCAGCAAAGCACAGCAACAAAGCGTGTTGAAAACCAATGGTCAGATTCTTTCTGCTTTGCAAGTCAATCCAGAGACAGGAATTAAATTGCTGAAGGACTATGCAACGGCGCAACGCAACAGCGGAGACGAAGAAGAAGCCCTGCTGTACGAGCGTATTGCTGAGGCAGCAGCAGACCCAACCCGTGGCCCATCAATGGCGTTTAAGTCGTTGGTTACCGTGACCTCGCGCATACCCGGTGCGAAGGAAATGTTTGAGTCAATCGACAAAGCCTCAAGCACTGCAAGAACTGAAGAATTAGCACCAACAGCATTGCTAGAGGCTCAATCGAAAGCTAAAAAGGCCGAATCAGAAGCAAACGTTTCTGTGGCGACTGCTACAGATGACATTGCCAGAGCTAAAGCTCTGCGTGAATTGGAGCAGGCCAAGGCTAGGAGAGAAGCAGCAGACGCTGATGTAGCTGAAGCAACTGTGCAATCAAGACAAGATTTAGCTACTGCTCAGCTTGAAAAAGAACAAGCCTTGACGGCTGCAAGTGTTGGTGGAGAAAGTAGAGCTGCTGGACTTGCTGAAAGCGTACTTGGAAAATCAATTGCAGACCTAGAAAAAGCCGTAGCAGATGCCCAGATAGCACAAGCCAATGCTACCAACGCACAAACTAAATCTGATGCTGAAGCGGCACTAGCAATAGCTTTGGCAGAAAAGGGTGTTGCAGATGCCAAGGTAGCGCAGATTAACGCAAAGAATGCGCCAGAGAAAGCAGCCGCTGAAGCAAAACGAGCAACAGCAGAAGCACAAAAAGCCACTGTTGATGCCAAGTATGCCGAACAAATTAACATTTCCGGTCTTAATAAAACAAACTGGGACATTAAAAACTTACAAAGCCAAATTAAAGATAGGTCTGAAAAACTAAACCTTGATCGACAAAAAACGCAGGCTGACGTTGCAGAAAAATTATCAGCAATCCAGCAGCGATTGACTGATATTCCAGAAAGTGCCAGAAAACTTATCAATGAATCGGCAACACAATCCGCAACATCTAAACAAGCTGCAATACAGTACAACGACCTTGCTAGTCGCATTGAAAGTGCCCAGGGCGGTAAAGGTCGACTTACGTCAGCAAGCGAGTGGTTTGCATCTCAATTGGGAAACCAAGATGCTTGGACGCAAATTCGCAATGAATACACAAGGGTTAGAAATTCAGTAGCAATTAAGTCGTTGCCACCTGGGGCTTCAACAGACGCAGATATTCAGTTGGCCCTTAAAGGGATTCCTCCTGAAAATGCAAATGCCACAACACTTGCATCATTTTTGCGTGGCAGTGCAAAGTTGCAAGACATTGATTCTGCAATCAACAATTCAAAAACGGACTGGCTTTCGCAGAACAATGGATTGTTGACACGTGCAAAATCAACGTTTATTGCTGGTGACTATGCAACAAAATCTGGTGAAACTTTTAACGATTTTGCACAACGAATTGTTGGTGATGTTGCAAAAAAATATCGTTCACCAGAGCAGCTTGAAAAAGAAAGAGTACAGGAGCTTGCTTCTAGAATCCCAACTAAGGAAGCGCCAGCAGCTGCTCCAGTAGATACTCGTTCACGGGCTGACGCAATCCTGCGTGGAGGCAAATAAATGGCAACAGCAGATGAATACGCAGCTTGGATTGTGCAAAATTCTGCAAAACGCGGAACTCCTGATTTTGACACCGTAGCGAGAGCTTATGAGCTTGCCAAGTCAGAAGAAACAACAGCAGTAACACAGCAACAGATTGCGCTTCCAGTACAACAGCCTGGAATCGGCCAGCAAATTATTGGCGCTGGTGAAGCAGCATTGACTCTTGGGACTGGCGCAGTCGGTGGCACACTCGGAACACTGGCCGGAACCCTACAGGGACTGTCACAACAAATCCTGTCCGGTCAGTTCGGCACTCCAGAGGCTATGCGTGCTGTTGAGCAAGCCGCAGCGAAAGGCGCACAAGCGCTCACGTACCAGCCGCGCACCCAAGCGGGACAAGAGCAGGTTCAAGCTGTGGGCCAAGTATTGAGTAACATTCTTCCCCCTGTTCTGCCTGTGATAGCGGCGCCAGGCGCAATCATGCAGGCAGCACGAACCGCAGCTCCAACCGCAGGGGCAATAGGCCAGATCGGACGAGCAGCAACCCAACGTGCAGCAACCGCAACAGGCCAGGCTATTGCAAGGCCAGTACAAGCCGCTACAACAGCCGTGCGAGAGACTTTAGGCATGGATGTGGCTCCTACCCCATCTGTATCGGCTGGACGCTCTGCGGGGTCAGCTGCAACGCCATTAGAGTTGCAACGCGCTACTGAGGCAGAGATGGCTGGTCTGCGCCTGTCAGAAGGTGAGATGAAACGAGACCCATCGCTTCTTGCGTTTGAAAAAGAAAAGGCCAAAACTCCAGAATTCCAAGAACCATTTTTAGTGCGCCAGCAAGAAAACAATCGTGCTGCTTTAAGCAAACTCAATCAAGTGCTGGATGACACAGGGGCGGAAACAGGAGACTATTCTAATACCGGCATCAAGGTCGTTGATACATTGATGGCTGGGTGGAAGTTAGAAAAGAAAAAGACGGGCGCGTTGTACGATAGATTTCGCGCATCAACAGAGGCACAAACGCAGGTTGATACAACGCCAGTGCTGGAATTCTTAAACAGCCAAGCCAAAGGCGTTGCCGGTGTTACAGGTGTGCCAGATACTGCTCGTCAGAATGCTGTAAACCTTGGCATTGCACAATTGGACGACAGCGGCAGATTGATTGCAGTGCCGACTACAACATTGGGGCAGCTTGAAGATTTTCGTCAATCCGTATCAGCAATCAGCGCAGCCAATCCAAACGACAAGCGCTTGACAACAATCATTAAGCGCACCATTGACGAAGTGGGTGATCCTATTGGTGGTGACATCACAAAATCCATGCGTGCTCAACGTAAAAAGCAAGCCATCAAGTACGAAGATCGGGCTATTGTTGCGCGCTTGTTACTTGAGAAAAAAGGAATGTCAGATGCACAGACACCTATTGAAGATGTGTTCCGCAAAACCATTCTGACGGCTCGCCCTAGCGAAATTCAACACCTCAAACGTGTGCTGTCCACCATCCCAGACCAAGAAGGCCAGCAGGCATGGAAAGAGCTCCAAGGGGCAACCGTGCGGCACTTACTTGACAAGTCAGAGTCTGGTATTGGCTCAGACAACTTGCCGGTTATCAGCGGTGCCAAGCTCGACAAAGTCATTCGTGAGTTTGACCAAAACGGCAAGTTAGATCAGGTTATGGGTGTGCAAGCAGCAGAGCAAATCAGGAACTTAAATCAAGTCTTGAAATACATTCAATCAACCCCTCCATTGACCAGCATCAACAACTCGGGCACGGCTCGCACCGTGGCAGCATTGTTGGCAGAATCAGCAGGCATGGGACTTGTTACAGGTGTGCCTGTGCCAATTTTGCAAGGCATGAAGATTCTGCGCGACAACATATCAGATCGTCGCATTAAGGCAAGAATCACAAAGGCTTTGAACTACAAGCCAAACACCGCGCCAGTATTGCCATCAATGCAGCCTTAAACGACAATCGAAACAGGAAGATCAATAAATGTCCGCACTATCAGTAGAACCCCCATACCCTGCATTTGCTGGCACTGACGGCCTGCCGCTTGAGAACGGCTATATCTTGATTGGCACTGTCAACCTGAACCCAGTCACAAACCCGATTGCCGTATTTTTTGATGCTGCATTGACGATTTCCGCTGTCCAGCCAATTCGCACCAGTGGCGGTTACCCTGTCTACCAAGGCACTCCGAGCCGGATTTATGCGGGAAGCGATTACTCCATCCAAGTTCAAAACAAGAACGGCACGGTGGTTTACACCTCGCTGAACGGCAATGCTTTCCCTGGCTCTGCTGGCAATCTTGTTGTCAATGCAACTGGTACTGGAACACAGACTGTGTTTTCTGTTGCTTTTGTGCCAAGTCTTATCTACATCAATGGCGTGTATCAAAACCAAAACACATACACACTTGCTGGTGGTAACGTAACCTTCACAGAAGCACCACCATTAACCTCTATCATTGAATTTGTATACTGAGGAAAAACCATGTTAAAAGCAATTTCAACCATCACAAATGCACTTGGTGCTTTAAACTACAAAGGCACGTGGAATGCCTCAAGCAATACGCCTACCTTGGCAGATGGCACTGGTGCAAAGGGTGATTACTATGTGGTCAGCACCGCAGGGACGCAGACCTTTGGTGGTGTGCAATTATTCTTTGGCACGGGTGACTGGATAGCCTATAACGGTGCAGTGTGGCAAAGAGTTGAGGGCGGGTCTGATGGCAACTTTGCCAACGTAACCCTGACATCAACCGATGCAGGTGCAACAGCATCCCCATTACTTGAGTTATATAGAGACTCAGCAACGCCAGCCGCCTCCGACACATTGGGGGAAATTAAGTTTAATGGTGAAGACTCGGCTGGTAATAAACAAGCCTACGGTTTAATCCACGCATCTATTCTTAGCCCAACGTCTACTGCTGAGCAAGGCCAACTTCATTTCGAGACTGCAACTGCTGGTGCATTGACCGAAAAGATGATTATTGGCACGACCAATCTCGTGATTAACGAGATCGGTGCGGTGTTTAACGTGCGTATTGAAGGCGACACAGATGCTAACTTGCTTTACACCGATGCAACAAATGACAAAGTTGGTCTTGGCACAGCTAGCCCCGCTGAAAAATTAGATGTTGTAGGTAAGATTAAACTGTCTGACAACCTAGTTATCGGCACAGATGGCAAAGGCATCGACTTTTCTGTTACATCATCAGGCACTGGCACGATGACCAGCGAGTTGCTGGATGACTATGAAGAAGGTACTTGGACACCACTTCTTACTTGTAGTGATGGAAATTTTACAAGCGTCACCTATGATCCATTGCGCGGCGGTTCATATACCAAAGTTGGAAACATGGTTCATGTTCAGTGTTATATGCGAACCGATGCTGTTGACAACACTGTTGCAAGAACTGGTGATGTTCTTATAGGTGGACTTCCTTTTACTGCAATATCAGGTACAGGGGGAACTTTAAACGGTCATTGCTCTCTTGCTGTGTCTGTTGCTTCCGCATGGGCTGGCGACGAACCGATTGGTGCGTTTATCAGCGGTGGAGACAACAACATTCAATTGATGTCTCGGGCGGCAGTCAACGGCAACACATCCAACATTACAGCAACGGCTGTCGGCACTGGTGCAAATGCAAACATAGTGCTGATCGGTGGAACTTACCTTGCCGCATAAGGGTTAAATATGTCTCTCACCAAAGTTTCTTTTTCCATGATTAACGGTGACGCCGTTAATCCTCTTGACTATGGCGTAACGGGCAATGGTACAACTGATGACGCGACTAATTTCAATGCGGCACTTCAAGCAGCGGCTGGAAAGATTCTCTACATCCCTAAACAATCCGGATCGTTTTACCTTGTTGGCGACAATCTTTTGATTCCTTCAAACACGGGGATTGTTTGTGAAACTGGCGTTGTAATTAAAACCAAAGCATCTAGTTTTGTTACAGGCGATGCTATTTTCTACATGAATGAAGTTGACAACGTAACCATTCAGGGAAACGGCGCAATTCTTCAGGGTTTGCGTGAGGGAAGTGGCACAAGCATTATCAGCATGGGCGTCAAAATTGCTGGCTCTACTAATGTACGGATACATGACTTGAAGTGTATTGACGCAAGCGGAGATGGCTTTTTAATTCAAGCTGCTGACGACAACGACCCAACATTCTCTAAAGACATTTGGCTTATCAACTGTGTGGCGCAAAACTGTATGCGTCAGGGCTTGTCGATTGTCAGCGCCAAGGATTTATGGGTAAACAACTGCCGATTTTCACAAACCAACGGCAAACTACCGTCTGCTGGTATTGATATCGAACCCGAATCCATTTCAGCAATGTACGGGATTAAAATTTCAAATTGTATTGCTGACGTTAATGACGGCGGTGGATACATGGTTGACCTCAACGGCATACCAGAAAATGTGGACATTGTTTTTGACAATTGTCAAGCAATTGCAGGCGCAGGTGCAGACGCAACCGGGTTTGAAATTTCCAACATTCGCGTGTCGGCGGCGACAGGTGACAGAATTGCGGTCAACAATTGCGTTGCAGAAAACACTGGCAGCTATGGCCTGCTGTTGAGAAATATTGACCAGTCTTTTGATGGCGTTTCAATAAGCAATTTTCACGCAATCAACACAAACACCGAGCAAATCAGTGCCTATGGTGATGCTCCAGTTGCAATCTATTCAGTCTCGTCAGCGCAGTATCCTAATCCCGGCAATATCCGCATCAATGGTTTGAAGGTTTACGACAAAACTGCATCGCGCACTCCTTACTATATAAGTGCTGGAGGCACTGCGTGGAATAACATTGTCATCACTGACTTGGATTGGGTAAACACGATAGCTGAAACCGCACTGCCCTACATGGACGACGCGACCACCAACACCAACATTTCATGGTTGCCAACGCCACTTAGGGTAACGAGAACATCAAACACAACGCTATCGCAGAGATGGTCAGGTTGGATCATTGACAATATCGGCGATACAGGACTGATGATTATTACCTTGCCACCTGTCGCACTCGGTTTAACATTTAGTTTTGAGGTTTTTGCAGCGCAACTAATTCGCATTGCTCCTAATGCCAGCGACAGACTTTGGCCGTTTGCAAGTGCCAATGCAAAATACATGGAGTCCAACACTATTGGTAGCACGGCTACTGTATCAGCAAATGCAAATGGCACAGATTGGGTGGTGCAGCGGTTTGGAACATGGGTGGATGAACCGTAAACGTACTGGCTCGAAAGACCAGAATCAATTTTAATTGGGGTATAAAAATGGCTCTTGCAAAAAACATAGTTCTTAAAGATAACTTTGGTGATGACAAAGAATTTGCCAATGCTTATTTAAAGGTTGAATATCTTTCAGGCAACAAAACAGAAATGTCTTTTGCTTTGGGTTTTTATCGTGGAAAAGATGGTAAGAAAATTGACAACCAGCAATTTATTTTTATCCCCAATTTAAGTGGTGAAAATTTTATTGCTCAAGCATACCGCCATTTAAAAACCCTGCCAGAATTCGCTGGCGCAACCGATTGTTAAACCAAAACCCAAGTGGATTCTTGGGTCATACTAGGAGAGCATCATGCTTGAGAAAATTGAAATCGTTGACCGCATCGAAGTGATCGAAAACGGCTGCATTCAAGTACGCACCAAGACCGCCATCATGGAAGATGGCAAACAGATCAGCGGAAACTTCCACCGCCATGTCGTTGTCCCTGGGGCTGACTACACTGGCGAAGATGCGCGTGTTCAAGCCATCTGTGCGGCAACACACACTGCTGAAGTAATTGCCGCTTACCAAGCATCTATTGCGGCACAAGGAGTCTGATATGTCTACAAATTCACAAATTGCATTCGCCCCACTTGGCGAGACCGTAGTAGTCCCTGCGGCGGCTGTTGCCCCTACTGGCGTTCAGGCGCTGGTTAGCGGCAGACTTGACGCACAAGGTACAGGTCAATACCGAATCATCAATGACAGCGTGTATACGGTGTTTTTGGGTGTTGGTACGACTGCGGCACTGGCTACGGCAAACGCTGTTGCGCCAGTCTCAGGAAACCCAAGCCCAGCCATTGTGCTTGTACCTGGGGCTGTGGAGATTTTGCGTTTTGCACGTACATCCTATTTCAGCGGTCTTGCGTCGGCATCGGCCACTGTCTACATCGTGCAGGGCGAGGGTATTTAATCCAATGATCGACCAGCAAACAATCAACATCGCTCTAGGCGCGGCGATGTCCGTGATAGGCTGGTTTGCGCGTGAGCTGTGGACTGCTGTGCAGCAACTCAAAAACGACCTGGCCGAACTGCCGAAAGTCTATCTCGCCCGGTCGGACTACAAAGACGATATGCGCGAAATCAAAGAGATGCTTGGCAAGATTTTTGATCGGCTGGACAACAAAGCGGACAAGCCATGAACTTTGATATTGCGTTTGAGCGTTTGATTGGCCACGAGGGCTCTTGGGTCAACGACCACCGAGATCCTGGCGGTGAGACTAAGTACGGCATCAGTCGGCGCAGTTACCCTGGCGAGATGATACGCACGATGACGCTAGAACGTGCAAAAGAAATCTACCTGCGAGACTACTGGGGGCCAGCCGGGTGCGATGCGGTGCCTGACGCTATCAAATACGACCTGTTCGACATGGCGGTACACAGCGGTGTCATCACGGCCATTAAAACGCTCCAGCGCACGGTGGGCGTAAATGACGATGGCAACCTTGGTCCGATCACCTTGCAGGCTGTGGCGTCCATGCCTGCCTTGCGGTTCGTCGCTAGGTTCAATGGCGCCAGGCTACAGTTTATGTCTGCCCTGCCAACTTGGCCGTCATTTGGTCGTGGATGGGCTAACAGGATTGCCAAGAACTTGCTGGAGGTTTGACAATGAATCCATTGCTGCTTGGCCCAGTTCTGGAAATTGGCAAGTCTCTAATCAGCAGACTGTTTCCTGACGCAGAGGCTAAATCCAAAGCAGAAGCGGATTTTCTGGTGATGATCCAGACCCAAGAATTTCAAAAGGTTCTTTCTCAATTACAAATTAACGCAGCGGAGGCGGCAAGCCCAGACCCGTTTACCAGTCGTTGGCGTCCCGCGGTAGGTTGGTGTTGTGCAGCAGGGTTCTTGTGGGCGGCAATCGGACAGCCGATCTTTGCCTATGTGGCTGCAATTAAGGGTTGGCCCCCGGCACCAGCGATTGATACAGAGGTTCTGCTGTACGTTCTGGGCGGTATGCTTGGACTAGGAACGCTCAGGAGCGTCGAGAAAGTCAAGGGGGCGGCATAGAGCCTCTATGGTATTTTATAAGTTTCATCCTTGAGTTGCTGGCGCAGTTGCGCTTGAGTTTTTGCAGCAGGAATCAGAGCCTCCTGCGTGGTAAACCTGTGCATATTGGCGCACATATATCTACGGCGCACACCCTTTGGGTTTACCCGAGTCTCCAGCACCTCGGTGTATGTGTCGCAGGTAGGGCAGATCATTTTTCGTGCTGCCTAATCAAGTTGTTTGCTAGGTGTGAAAGATCATTTGCATGGGTTGCAATCGTATTAATGATGCCTTTCATCTCCAGCCTGTTGCGGGCTCTCTCTGCTTTGGTAGCTGCCAGCCACGCAGTCCACGCGGTTGGCTCATGCAAAAAGCCCACTTGGTCGCTTAGCCATTCGCGGAATGAGTGCTTTTCGGTCATTCGTAATTGTCCGAAAAGTTGGTTTCAAGTGCGTCATCTCTGCGCCTGTCGTTTTCCGACTCTGCGGCGTCCAGGAGGATATCTTCCGCTTCCTCCAATGTAAGCCCATCCTGCTCAGCAAGATGACGAATTCGTTCGCGTATTGTCATGTGTTCTTCTCCTTGAGTTTGGCTTCAAGCCGGTCGATGAACTTGCGGGTGTAGCCCTTGATCGGCGTATTCCCCCAGCCCCTAACGATTTCTTTTATGTCCTCATCAGTCAGCCCTACCCACGGACGTTGCGTGGCAATTGGGACTGCTGGCTTAAGACGTTCGTACATCCGTTTGCCAAGATCGTAGAACTCGTTGCTCATGCGTTCTTCTCCCTTAGATGGTCGGCCACTGCGCGAAGCACACCCCTTCCCAACTCGCCTTGGCTCAATTCTTCAGTCCAGAATTCCAAATCCTCATCAGTCAGTCCCACCCACGGGCGTTCTAGCTCAATCCTTGCTACCCGTTCCATAAAAGTATCCTCCCCCGTGTCGCCAGAGTACAGCCACTCAGCCTCCCGCGCCAGTTTTGCAACATGGTCAACAATTGCCGCAATCTCGGCAAGTTTCGCTGCTACTTCCGGCTCCCAAGTGCCTACTGTCCAGCCATCGACGACTTGCCCCTGCTCGGCCAGCTTGTCCCGCAGTTCTTCGGCAAACTCATGCATACGTGCGTATGCGTAGTCAAATGATCCTCCGCTCATTTCGTTTCTCCTAGTGCTGCACGGGCAATGCTCCCGCATTCGTCTTTGCTGCTCATGCTATTTTTACTGCACAAGCTGATGTGCGTCAGGGCATCCCGCAGCCGCCGATTCACGCACCCAGCCTTAGAGCAATTTGGGTGGCAAGAGTGAACGTCGTTTACCAATGCCTTCCGCTCGGCACGCAAACATTCAATCAAGTCCGCTGCCTCCTGCACGTAGTTCGCGCCCTCCGCAACGTAGATGCTACGCAGTCTTTCAGTGATGTCAGTCATGTTCTACCCCTCAGTTGATGCTTGATCCTGCCCACACCCGGCTCAAAATACCGTGGCGATTCTGGGTACGGTGGCTTGCCCTCAAGGTGCCAAGTCCACCAGAATTGTTTACGGAGGCGGCGCATCTTCATGCTGTTCTCCAGAGTGCAACTAACAGAAAAGCAACGTACACAACGCCCCACACAGTCCAGCCGGTCATTTCGTCTCCTTCAGTGCTGCACGTTGCAAAGCCCACGCCCACAATGCTCCACCCGCAACTTTTGCCACAAACATTTGCGCCACGATTACCGGGTCAACCCCGCCAAATGCCAGCGCAGGAAACACCACACTATCCACGGCAGCACCAGCAACATTGGATGTATTGGCGCGAGTCATCCACGATCCTCGCATTGCCGAAAAAACAGCCCAGTCCGCAGTAGCCGCCGCAATGAATGCAACGGCAGAGGCGATGGCAATGTGACCAGCAGCGGGGTTCAGCAGGTACGTGATGCAACCCGATACAGCGATCAGTGTCAGCATCTGCCACGCCTTGATTTGGACATGCAACCGATCTCGCAAGGCCAGATCAAGGCCGATCAGCACAAATGCATTCAGCGGGATTACCGCAGGCCCAAATTGCACGATTGACAGGTTCGCCAGCGTCATCGCTAGCGCATAAACACAGACGGCAGTTAAAGTAATTCGCATTGCAGTTCTCTTTCTTTCCAAGTAGTTGGGTTGTTGCGTGAATTAATCCGAGTTGCCATCTCCTTCGGCGGCGTTCCGGTGTCCTTGTAATTTCTTGCTACGTTGACAGAATCAGCAGATGCCAGCGGGTATTCAGAGCCGCCAAGATTGAGCATCCGCAATCCATGAATCCAAGGCAAAAACCGGCGTTTGCAAAGTGCGTTGAATGCCTCGTCCATCCTCGCGCACCACGATTGCGATCCAATCTGCCAATACTGTGCGGTTGATCCAATGCAGATTTTTGGGTACTCGTCAGCCAACTCAAGCAGGTAGTCAATTGGCAGGCCCATATGCCACACAGGAGCGCTCAATTCCTTTGGGTGCGGCCATTGCTTACGCATGGCCCGTTGACGCTCTACAGGGCCATCTATTACGTCGGGTATCACCGCCCAATGCGGGTGTGCCATGTGTTTTTCAGCCCACGCTGTAAACCCTTTGATGTCAAACGGCGCATTGTTTGTAAACGCAGAAAAAGCCCCGTTATCAAGCATCACCGATTGCCCAATTTCAAGGCATACCTTGATGTCGGTAGGCGTCCAGTACGACACGCAAAAGTGTTCCCCGCCCATCGTTAGCAACTGGGCGCGAGGCGTTAACGGTGTGCCGTGGTAATGGATCATTTCTGTTCCAGTGCCTTGCGTACCTCCGGTAACGCCTGTGCTGCGCGTCGCTCACACCACGCAAGATCGTCGCCCGGTTCACGGGTTGCGTCCCCGATGTCCGCGAGTGCCGCCTCGGCTGTTTTGAGTGCCGACCGCAACGCAGCAGAAACATCGGCGGCGTGGGCGTGCATGGCCTCTGTGTAGTAGCTGAAATCCGGCTCGGCATCAACGCCGTAATATTTTTTCGGTTCAGGTAGTTCGGTCATTTCGTCTCCTTCAGTGCCGCTCGTGCCATCCGCGCAAGCCTGTAGATTGCCGCAGGATTCTCTAAAAATTCATCAGCCGCAGCGGCACCCTCGACTACCTCCCGCAGCGCAGCGTTATCAGCAGCCGATACAGCGGC